TAAACCTAAAGCTACTTTATGTTCTTTAATGTAATGTTGTAAATGTTCTTTATGTTTCATTATAATAGTCCTCCTAATAATCCGAATCCACCACCAAGAGCAGCTCCTAATCCAGCTCCAGATAATCCACCCATAGAAAATCCAGAACCAAGCATATCTCCCAACATAGCTCCAGATAAAGCTCCACCAGCAGCAGTTCCTAATGCATTTTTTTGTACACTTGTTTGTGCTTGTGAAGTTGGGAATCCAGAAGCAATAGGTGATACTATATTAGAATATCTTGCTAGTGATTCATAAGGTGCAGCAAGTCTTTCTTGCTCTAAACCTCTTAATTCTTCTCCGACAGCAGTTAAGCTAGGTACAGCTCTTGCTGTTTGTAATTGTCTATTTCTTTCAGCTTCAGCAGCTTGGAATGCTAAAGGTAAAGCTTGTTTTCCTAATTGACTAACAACTTGTTGTTGAGACATAGGTGATCCTGGAGTTCTTCCAGCACCTGAAAATTGTTGTGCAACATTAGTATAAGCACTAGATGCAGCATCAGCTATCAATGGAGATAAAAAAGGATTTGAATATTGTCCTTGTATTGTTGAAGCTATTTGTTGATTAGCAAGATTAGCTATATTTTCTTGTGCAGCTAATCCTTGTAATTGTTGTTCAGTTGGAGCTACATACTGAGGGCCTTGACCATATATAGTTCCAGCTTCAGATAAAATCTGACCTAATTGAGGTTGAGCTGCTGCATATGGTTGTACAGCTGTATTTGTAGTTCCACCATCATTACTTCCACCACCGAATGACATATTTATTTTTTCTCCTTATTATGTTTTTCTAATAATACATGGCTTTTAGAATAGCCAAACCTTCGTAAAACTTTTTCCCATCCAGGTCTAGCCACTAATTCCATTGAATCACAGTCGTTTTTCCAAGCAAAATCTTCAATTTTTTTAATAAGATGTTGCCATTTATCTTTATGTTTACCTGTCATTATCTTAATATTAAGACATTTTTGCAAAGGTCTTTGGATAATTTCAGTAACTACAACTCCATACATTCTATCTTGAATGTCATCTTCAGAATCCCAAAGAAACCAAAGTTGCATTTTATCTTCTTTAATCCATTGTTTAATATGACTAGCTAAAGCATAACCATTAGATCTTGCTAAAGCATCTGCAATCATAGATTCACAATGTTTCCATGCTTGGTCTATATTGTTTGTTGGTATAGCAACAAGATCAATCATGCACTTTTTTCGTCAAATATTTCTAAATAACTAACAACTCCTGCTACAGCATTTGCAGTTGCAGCTTCTAATCTTAATATATCACCAGATTCTAATACTAATGTTCCTTCAATAAAATTAATAGAATCTTTAGCATTTAATGTATGGTGAGCTATTTCATATTCTGTTGTAGCACTACTATCATAAACATATCCAACAGTATCAACATTAGAAGTAGTAGTATTAGTAGTTTGAATAGTTTTAACTATAGCTGTTCTATTAGCAGGTACTGTATAAACATCTGTTTTAACAGTTGTGGTTAAATCAAAACCTGCGTTTTTATATATATTAGCCATATTAATTTGGTTTTACAGGAAATGAAATTCCATTAACATCTTCAACAGTTGTTAAACCATTTGTAATATTTCTAAGTTCAGTTCTGTATTGCATCCATGCTTGTTTTTGAGCATTAGTTAGAGTTGTGTCTGGTAACTGTGTCCAATCACTAGCAGATAACAAAGTATTTCTTCTTTGTCTTAAATCTGCCATAGCTCTATCAAATGCACCATTGTTCCAAGCATTTTCATCTTGTTGTCTTTGTGCGATTTCCTCTGGTGTTAGAGGTACTTGTATTCCATTTACTAATTTGTGCATAATGTTCTCCTTATAAATTAATTTACTCCGAATAGCAATATCTGACCAGCATCTATGTTTCCACTAGACATTTGGAACTTGATAGCATTTATTGGCGAAGTTGTGTTTCCATACCCAGCCATCATTGACCTTATTGTAAAGTTACCAAAATAATAAAAATTAATATCACTAATAAAATGTTTAACATAAGTAGTTGAGCTTGGATTAAATAAATTTAAAAATCCAGAACCACTTTCATCAGAATTATTACCCCAAGGCCCATCTCCAATAACTTGATACGCAGTAGATTGTGCTAAATCAGCATTAGGTCTATACTCTAAACTAGTAGCAGTATCAGCTTCATCATGATAAGTATTAAAAATTGTTGTTGTTTTGGTTACATTATAATTACTACCTGAATCGGTTGATAGATTAAAAGTAAAATTTACTTGGTCTGTTGATGGGTGTATATTCACAAAATAAAAAACATATTCCTTATATGTGCTATCAATACCAGATGTGAACTCTATACTAGCACTAGCACTAGCAGTAGCAGTTGAGATATGAACTAAGCTACCCAATGAACTTATAGAACCAAATTGAGTTACATCTTTTACTGCTCTGTCGTTTAGTTTAATTAAAGCCATTAATCTCCTTTTATTCCATATAGTTTTATTGTGCCACAAACTTCGTTTGTTCTATAATAAAATTGTATCATCATGAACCTTTTATACCATACAATTTTATAGTCCCAGAATCTATGTTGCCAGATGACATTTTAAATTGAAATTCATCAAGTGCAGATGTTAAATTAAAATATCCAGCTGAAAAAAAATTGTGCATATAATTAGATGGATTACTTAAGCTACAAGTTGACATAAAATGTTTTACAAAAGTTGTTGATGAAATTCCATAAAGCCATAATTCTCCAGATGTAGTTTGGTCGTTATCATTTCCTACTGCACCAGAAACTGCTTGAAATGCTGTTCCTTGTGCTTGATCCATTGTAGGAGCATATTGTAATGATGTACCACTATCATCTTCACCATGATAAGCTAAAAAAGTAGTAGATGTAATTGTTTCATTATAACCAGAAGCACCAGCAGCATTTGCTTGAAAACCTAAACTGGTATTATCAGTAGCTGGGTGTATATTAATAAACTCAAACTTGTAAATTGGATAGGTGCTATCTATTCCACTTGTAAATTCTATTGAGGCACTACCACTTGCAGTTTGAGAAGATATTAAAGTCATCTTACCTTGTGCAAGTTGTCCAGCAGAAGTTATGCTAGATATTGAATTGTTGTTGTGCTTAACTAATGCCATATAATTTTATTACTCCACTATCTATGTTGCCTGATGAAAAAGAAAATTGAACTCCATCTATAGCTGATGTCGTATTACAGTATCCAGCAATAAATCTATCTCCTAGACTATCATCTTGACCATAATCTGTACTTCTGACTATAAAATGCTTAACAAAAGTATCAGAACTAGGATTGAATAATTGTATAGTTGAACAACCAGATTCATCATTTCCATTTCCAAGATTCCAATTTATAGTTTGAGCAGATGTACTTTGTGCTAAATCAACAGTAGTTGCATATCCAAATCCTGTGCTATCTGATTCTGTATGAAATGCTCTAAAAAATGTTGTAGTTTTAGTTGCGTCAAAACTAGAACCACCATCTCTAAAATTTATTTGAAAACTAACATTATCTGTAGCTGGGTGAATATTTATACATTTAAACACATAAGAATCATAAGTAGAATCTATACCTGTGGTAAATTCTATTGTTGCACTTGCACTTGCTGTTTGGGTAGAGATAAGATTTAATGCACCACCAGATATGCCAGAGGGTAAGCTAGTGATAGCACTTAATGAATTATTTACTGCAAATTTTAAAGCCATAGCAAATCTCCGATTTGATATTTTGTTTTTCGGTAGGAAAACACCATAGGGTTATACTCCTATCAATGCTTTTACTTCTTCTTCAGTTAAACCTAAGTCTAAAAGTTTTTGTTTGCCAGATGCTTTTTTAGTTGTCATATCTGCATCAGCTTGTTTTAATTCTTCAATCTTTGCATCTACTTCTGCTTTAGTTGGCATAGTAGCACCATCTTTAATAATCTCTATGCACTCATAACACATTCTATGTTCGTTAGGAATTTTGTTTCCATTGTCATCTTCTTTTTTCCAACCATACCAATTACCACCATTAAAAGTGTGTAATGCGTCTTGTAAATAATCTCTCATATTATGTATCTCCTAATCTTACAAATGTTACAAAAGTTTCGTTTTGTACCGTACTACCAGTTACATTTGAACCAGCATCAATAGAATCAGCTTTCATTCTAGTTTTATGTGTAGTAACATTAGTTACATCAAATAAAAATTCAGTAGATGATGCGTTAAATTCTCCAGCCGTTGTTGAATAATTAGCTCTTGCTACATCAGTATAATCAGCATTGTTTACAGTTACTTGTATATATCCATTTATATTATCATTATCTACACCATTACCTTGACAAGTAAATCTGATTGAATAAACACCAGTTGATGGAAAAGTAAAAACACCAGAACTTTCTGTCATTCCAGTTCCAATACCACCCCAACCAGTATTATCTACTCTTTCCCAATTTGAAGTAATAGCTCCACTTGTTGTATGATTTGCA